TATCATCAAGATAGCGGTAGCCAAATGTATATATCCCAGCTGTTGCTCCATATCCCTCTGCTGACCATGTACCACCTGATGTATAGGCACCATCAAACGCTGTTCCCGTCAAAGTAAATACTGACCCAGACACGCTTTCTACAGTAAATACCGAACCGTTCAAATCATTCGACATTGCGCCAGTGCCAACCACATTTCCAATTCGAACCTTGTCACCATTAGTCAAAGAGTTGCCAGAAGTAATCTGATACTTACCCCCATTGCTTGTAACATTTGTAATCGAGTTCCCCTTAACTCCGCCTGTAGGAGCAGCACGAACAATTGTCGGGGCAGCAGCAGGGGCTGTGATACCTAGGTCTTCTACGGCAGCTGTAATTCCGTCCCAGCGAAATCCCCTGTCTATTCCATTGACACCAATTAGATCGCCAAACCTAGTCTTTATAAAACACATACGCTGAAATGTATGGTATGCACTAGCTGAGATAGTCGAAGTAGCACTGAATGTGGCAGGCTGTATACCACCACGTATCTTTAGCTTGCCTATAGCCGTTGTGCTAATATTGGTCTGTGTTATCGCTGCTCCTGGTGGAATGTCACTAGAGTCTGCGTCTGATATCTGACCTAAGAAATCACTAATCTTTGGCATTTAACTACTCGTTCCTATAGCACCATCCAAATGTCTAAACAAATAATTGTATCGAGAGATTGTATTGGATTGGCTAGACATGTGGCGTGACTCTGCTTCTAATGCTTTACGCATCTCAGACATAGCCAACTGCTGTGCCATCACTGTTTTCTGTGGATCGCTAGACATTCGGCTTAATCGGTATTCCAATTGGGCCTTGAGTGCCTCCAACATTGTGTCATTCATATCTACTGGGTCAGATATCACACACTTTGTTCCTGAAGAGTATGCGGCAGTCAATGCACTGTCGATTGTAACCGTAGTGCTAGATATCCCTGTTATCTTGAACTGCTCATTAAACGGTTCATTGCCACCCAATCCTGTCGGATGATCTGTTCCTGTCGGCAAACGAAGAACAGCACCAACCATAGAAGATGGCAATGCGACACTTGTAGTCACGGTTGTAGCACCACTAGAACCCGTAATGGTGTACGTCCGTGCTGCCGTCTCTGTTCCGGCCCATCTCAATGTTCGTGGTCGCCTACGATAGATAAAACCTAATGGCTCAGCTATGCTAGGTTGTGGGTCTACCCATAATGCCCAGCGGTTATCCGCATCTGGGTCACGCATAATAGTCCATGCCCACGTCTGACCCGAATAGTCAAGGAATCTATCTCGCTGTAACCATTCCGTAGGGGTAATGTAATAGGTTATCCACGACGTTTTTTCCACAGCCACATCAAAAATGCGCCATAAATCAGATGGAAGAGGATAAACACTACGAGACGACTCATAAGCTGTTGATGATGCAACATCAGCTCCGGGATTAAAATCAGTACCTAATGTTATAATACTGTTAGATACACGGGTATCTATTGGGTACACAACATCACCAAAACGAATACGACCCTTTGCAGCCCATGTAGGCCATGTGCCACCAGACAATGTTATCTGACGTTCGTTAGCTCCACCGGTATGGTCGTAAGCAATAGTTCCGGTTGAGTATGCAGCTTCAAGATTAACACGACCTTCTGTCATGAAGTAATCCCACTCTGCGACCATAGACACATCACGATACGCACCAAGAATTGCTTCTCGGTATAGTCGCATATCTTTAGTGCGAGCTCCACCATCAGTCAAAGCTGTAATGTAATCTAATAAATCGTGATACGTTAATACGCCGTCATCTACTGCCATTGTTTTGTTCCTAAGCTATTGGCCCCATTGGTGGTCCACCCATTGGAGGCATCGGTGGTCCTTGTGGTCCCATCGGTGGCATACCAGGCATACCAGCCATTCCTCCCATTGGAGGCATCGGTGGTGGAGGAGGAAGAGTCATGCCAGTAGGTCCTTTCATATCAGGCATCATGGCAATTTTAGCTGACTCACTTTTAACTCCTGTGCGAGTATCTATCTCTAATTTCTGCTGCTCCAAAATGTCTCGAAGAAGTATCATCTTCTCCATCACTTCTTCTGGATTGGGCCCGCCTGGTTGATTCATTCCTTGTGGTGGCATACCCATTGGTGGCATTCCTTGTGGTGGCCCACCCATTTGTCCTTGTGGTGGACCTTGTGGTGGACCTCCAACTATCGCTGGGTCATTCATCATTTCTTCAAAAGCCATGTTAAAACCTTTCTTTACTTACATTATGTTGTGGTAGCTCTTTTTCTCTTCTGTTCATTGACCGTATCTTATTTTCTGCTCGCTGTGCACTTCCAAACTCAGCATCACTATATTCTCCAGGATGTGCCAGAATATAGCTACGCATTTCTTCTGGTGTTTTTCCTGCCATGCGTGCTAACTCGGTGCTCATTCCTCCAATCGGGCGATTCGTTTGTGTGTAATCGTCTGGCATTATTTAAGGTTCTCCTTCGAGTGTTTCTTAACAACCTTAGCTCGGAGTTCTTTCATGGCTTTCTTGTTATGCTTAATGTCTGGGTCTTTAGCAACTGCTTCGTGCATAAACCTACCAACCACATCCTCTGCCATTCGTTTCTTTTCAAACTTTTGCTCTGGTGCTTGGTAATCCACTGCACCTTCACAGCTGTACCCTTTTTCTTTACACACAGCTTTAACATCGTCCATTGTGGATACCCATGCCATTTGATCATCGGGCTTACCTAATCCACCGATATACTTCTTGCCCTGTGTGCTGACACCAGCCTTGTGTGCTTTTTCAAACAGCAGCTTTCGGTTCTCAGGATTCATGTCCCCTGCCCAATTATGCATACCCTCTAAGAATGCACGCTCCGTTCCCTTGGTTCCTGCTGGGGATTGCAATGCTAACATAGCTGCAAATCCTGGGTTGTTCCCCTCTTCGATTAACTTCTCATAAAACGCTAATCGTGCGGGACCCGCTACTTCACATTGTTTCTTGTATAATTCGTATCGTTCGTAAGACATTATTGTTCCTGCTTCTTAGCCCGCATGAATTCCAATTCCATTTGTTTCTTCTGCTTGTCTATCTCCAGCAGTTCTCGTTTAGATTGAACATCCAGCTGCTTACCTTGGAGGTCCATCTGTTTGCCCTGCATGTCTAGCTGTTTAAGCTGCATCTCAAACTGTTGAGCTTGCTGCTCGGATTGCTGTTGTGCCTGAGCCTGCTGCTGTTCAGCTTGTTGTTGTGCTTGCATCTGCTGTTGTTGCTGTTGCTGTGCTGGGTCTGGTTCCTGCTTAGCTTTTTCCTCCTCCATATCAATCATGTATCGAGCAGGGTCTAAGTCATTTGCCTTTGCCCAGTCTTCAATCAATGCATTATATGGTCCTGGAATACCCATCCCTGCAAACTGTTGCAACTGAGGCATAGCAATCTGAGCAAACTCGTTAAGCTGTCGTACACGATTAACCTTGTTAGGCTTACGTGCTGAGCCAGCTTCTACACGATAATCAAAATCACGAACAACTCTTTCAAATCGCTGCTTTTTAATTTGCTTCGTCCAAATAATAGAAGCGGTGCTACCGAGGACAGGACCGACATCGTCTGCTGTGAGAGCCCATTCAGCGGCTTCCATCTCCTTCATCAGGCATTCACTTAGCCAATCCTCGACCTGGCTGCTCATGTCGTCGGGACGTATGGAAACATTCTGATTTCGAATCTCTGCCTCGGATGCACTCCTAATTTGTGTAGGACCAGATAGTCCATACATTAATTCTGTGAGTCCAGTCCGTTTATCAATCAACTCTAAAACCTGTGCTACCATGTTCCAGATATCTACATTGAATGCTGGGGCATCGAGAAACGTGATTACGTCCTTAATACTCTTACCAAATAGATCACTCAGTTCAATGTGAGTGTACGGTCCTAGCCCTGATTTGACTTGGTCTTGTATCTCAGCTCCAGCTGCTTTAGCAATAGCCACATACGTTGTACTAGATGCTGCAACCTTGTCTGCTAAGAACGACATACACCAGTTAACAAATCGGAGTTCACCGATTGCTGGCTTGATTAAAGAGATTGGCCATACTTCCTTTGGCTTGTTATGGAAGTGTAACCGTGAAAACGGCCAGCCACCGTCTGTCCAATATGGAATAGGCCATTGAACCTGCATAAACGCTTCATCAAATGACTTTGTTTCCATGTCCGAGGAGGGAAAGTTTAGAGGATACGGAACATCTGCACAAACAGCTATGTAACAGAAGTCACCAAATTGTTCCCATTCATACGTACTACTACTCTTCTGATTACCTTTGAGTTTTAACTTGTCACCAAACCCACACTTGGAATAGACTTCCCAGTACTCGATAAGGTCATGCGTCTTGCCTTTTCGCTTTTCTTCAGATGACTTACTGCGTCCACCTGCATAGGTTTCACCCTGCGAACTAAGGGATTCCATATTCCCAATCAGCTCTCCTTGAAGATCAAACTTTTTGTCTACCTTCCACACGGGATGAACTCGACGACGAGCAACCCATGTAATGTCTTCCCAGTATTCTGCATCTGGGTCAATCACTAAGTCATCAACAGAACCATAAGTGCTTAACGGGTGCTTCATGGAAGAACCATCTGGCTGATGCAAGTCTGTCCACAATAAAGACATTCCTTTTACAATAGCCTCTGTTACAGCACGACGACATTGAACCTTCTTGTTTGTTTCTTGTTGTAGCCAGTTGAGATAATGGCTCTTAACACTAGCATGAGTTCTTTTTATCTCAGAGATGGTTTCCTTCTGCTCTTCATACTTTTCCAAATAAGGAGCTAACGCAGGGTCATCAATAGTAATACCGAGAGCTTGAGGGGCAATATCCGGCTCCATGCGAGGAGTAACTTGTACTGTCGGATTTCGATGGTACAACACAGGGCCGAATAATGCCACGGCCTCAAACACTCTGTTCACTGTCATTCGAAAAGTAGGCATTGCTCCCTGAGCATTCTTGTCTAAGAATCCCCCGTCGGCTTTTGCGTATTCACCCTTCCACATCCAATCATGAGAGCCATCAAAGAATCGCATAGCTTCGTCAGCGTACTGACCAAACTTCTCCTTCTTTACCTTCTTGGCATCCTTGATTTTCTCCATCCACTGTTTGCAGATGGATGACATCGGGTGAGATGCATTGTCCGTCGTATCTAGCATTGCCTAATTTCCTTTTAACTTAGAACCGCAACTTTTTCTTCTAGCCATTGTCGCTTAGGATTGCCTTTGAATTCAATACCTAGTTCTAACGCCTGTTCACGTAGGCTCTTATAACTGACTTCTTGAGGTTCAGCAGATGCTTTTTCTGCCTTCTCTTCAATCGGTCCACTAAGACCCATAACCTCTTCAATTCGGTTAAGTCGCTTAGCCAAAGCCTTTGCTGACATCAATGAATCTTTGTGGTATTCTGTGAAATCCCACGCACCATTTTCTCGATGGTCAGCGTTAATCTTTAGTTTAGGGTCATCTATGTGTCTTACCGACTCATAGTAACCACCACCTGCAGCACGAAGCACTAAGTTTCGACCTGACCGTGACATACGCACGACAAAGCCTATCCGTGGCTCCGTACCCGCTACCATTCCAGTTGCATAGAAGGTTACCGGTGTTCCGATAACTACTTCTGGCATCTCGAATGTTTCTGTATTGGATACAGTCATTTTTAATCTCCCGAAGGACCAAGGTTAATGTAAGAATGGAACCGACCACTCTCTACTCTTTTGTTAATGCTCCTTTGTTCTGACCGAGCATTTCTGTCTTTTATTATTCTACCAGCAATAGATAATCTTTTAATCCCGTTTTCCGGTTTTACGTAAGGTAATCCATGAGCTGCTGCATACTCACAGGTTTCAATTGCATGGCAATTACCCCTACGATTTCCGTCATCCGTAACAAACCCGTTGATGATTTTCTTTTTAAACCTAAAGAATTCTCTGATAAGGTTGGGACACCTTTGCAGAGTTACCATCATCTTCGTTGATCCATCCTGTCTCACACTAAGCCAGTCTCGAAGTTTCATCTCTCTTCCGGCAATATCATCACTACCAGAACGAAAGTTAGACCCCGTCTCTATGCTTCGCACTGCATGTTTTTCTAATTGTAAACTGTATTGTCGTCTAGGTAGAACACCACTTCCTATTTCTCTAATTCTACCACCATGAGCATCAATTATAAATGATTGAAATGTGTCGCCGCCAACTTTATGTGCCACGGCTTCACCAAACTTTTCTGCGGTACACTGTTGTAAATATAGCTCATCATATGCAATGACGTGCTCACCTAGTCCTGGCGGAGTTACTGCCCAAAATGTGACAGCACAGACGCTATGACCTGGGTCAACAACCATGTATCTTGCCCAGTCTGGAGGTGGCTTTCCATCATTTTCTGTGAGAACCTTCTGGGCTGCATTGCGTGGTTCGTCGAATCTGATGGACCCATGTAAATCTTTAGAGAATGTGGGATACATCAGTACGCTATCTGTAACCATCTCGCCTAGTGCACGCTTGCGATACTCGTCATCTCCTTTGGCTTTCCACCTCTTTATGTTCTCCTGCTTGACCTGTTCCGGCATAAATGGATTATCAAATATCGTAGCCCTTATTACCAGAGTCGAGGGATTAGCCATGTTCTTCTCGTCTTCGGCACGCTCGGTTAGATTAATGAGTGCATCGTTCTTTGCGTGTGGGAGGGCAGACCATCGCAGCTTTCCATCTCGCATAGAGAGTCTAGCTATCATTTCGTCATACCATTCTGGCTTTTCGAGGTCTTCATCAATATGAACTAGGTCTGCTTGAAAACCCTGTGCAGGGTCACCCTTAGAACCCATCGCATATATTATCCAGCCATTAGTAAGTTCACATATCTCAAACACATGCTGGGCACGCTTCTTCCACGCAAACTTCTTTATGAACCGCTCTGGAATCAAAGGGGGTGCTGGCTGAGCATATTCTTTTCTTTCCCAGTCGCTTTCGTTCCACGGCTTCCAAGAACGCCAAAGCCCCGTTTCCTCATCTTTGATTATTTTAAAGGAACCTTTACGGAACAGATACTTATGTATTGTTCGTCCAATGTGACCTTCATCCATGCCTAGACAAACAAGTATCCCGTTTTCCTTGGGGTATTTATTGTATGGGTCCTGACCGGTTACTGCTCTGGCATCTTCTGCAAATGCAACTAGCGATTTACCTACTTGGTTTCCGGCCTGTATAAGAACTTCTTTCGCATTTGACTGATGGAACCTCTCTTGGAATGGCAGCGGTTCATAGAGGCGAAGAGCCTCCGAGCGACGCTTAGACCTTTCGGCAACCATCTCCCGCATCTCTTTAATTTCTTGGTCAGTTGCCCGTTCGTTATATACGGATGGCACTGACTTTGGCTCATTCGGAAGTTCCGTCATCTTCCTCCCTAGGGTCTATTAGTAATATAGTTCTAGCTGTTCGTGCAATTTCTAGGTCTAGTTCCTCGTCTGTAATCTCTTCTAGACTTTTCTTAGCTGCGCCAGACTTGGACACCTCAACATTTAGCTTGAGAAGGTCTCCTAGTATGCGTGTTCGTCCTGCACTACCAGGTGTAGTGGACAAATAGTTAGCCATATAGTGCTGAGCAAAACCCATAGAGCCACCGAATACTTCTAGTAAACGCTGGTAAGTTTCTGCCATGTGTGGAATTTTACTTCCACCCTGTAATAGATTGTTTAAAAGATTCGCACCCTCTTCATCAAGTTTCTTGATGCGGGTATCTATTATTTTGTTTTCTTTGTCTCTACCAGCTTTGTTTCTGCAATCTTTGCAGGTAGATTTGAAACCATCTGGCTTAGTAGCGTCACGATGGTAGTTCTCTGCTGTTAGGGTCATCTCCCTAAAGCACTGGTCACATTCTCTGATCTGTTCTTCAGGCACGAATCCATCCTTTCTGAAAAAAAGTTCCCCTAGGCCCGAAGACCTAGAGGAACACCCAAGACCCTTATACGACTCAGAAAACTGAGAAGTACTCGGTTGGCTGCTAGGTGAGTAAACTAAATGTTTACTGCAACCTGAATCAACAATGTCGCACTGCTTGTAGAAGAATCAGCTTCTAAAGCACGTCCGAGAATGTTAACAGCAG